ATGCTGTCATCTGCGATTTCTGTGGCCAATACACCCATGGGAAAATTTATAGGAAGTGGCACCTCCACCAACTGGCTCTGCGTACAACAGTAGATTGCGACTCATGCTTTGCAGAGCTCTTTCAGAAAGGAATAGAATATCATGAGGAAAGTCCAGATCATCCTCGGACCTCCAGGAACGGGCAAGACAACGAAGCTTCTGGGGATAGTTGAGGACGCACTCAAGAGGGGCATTCCCCCAGAGCGAATTGCTTACCTAGCCTTCACGCGCAAAGCAGCCAATGAAGCTGCGGAGCGTGCCATGGACCAGTTTGGATTCGATCAGAGCAGGTTCCCATACTTCCGGACATTGCACTCTTTGGCCTTCAGGCAGCTCGGATTGCAGCGAGATGAGGTAATGACCAATAACCACTATCGCAAATTTGGCAAGGCCATGGGAATCGAGTTCAAAGGCATCTATGATGAAGATCTTGGCATTCACACTGGTGATGGATTGGGAGACAAATGCTCAAGAGTTGAGTCTCTGGCTAGGGTTGGCCTAAGAAATGTGGAGCAACAGCATCACTTATCCAAAATTAATGATCTTACTTTGCATGCGGTGCGGCAATATGATTCTGCCTTGCGCGTATATAAAGAGGACAATGGCCTATTAGACTTCACTGACATGTTGGAGCAATACAATTCAGCACTGCCAGTTGACATCTGCATATTCGACGAGGCTCAAGACTTGAGCTCACTGCAATACCGCATGGCAATCTTAGCCAGCAGCCAAGCCTCAGAAGTCTACATCGCAGGAGACGACGATCAAGCCATCTTTGGTTGGGCAGGGGCAGATGTTTCCAAATTTCTGTCTTTGAAAGGTGAGCGGGTAGTGCTGCCCCAAAGCTATCGCATCCCCAAGGCTGTGCACAATCTTGCGCTAGAGGTTGTCGGCCGGATCAAGAGCAGGTACGACAAGCCATGGTCACCACGTCAACAACAAGGTTCCGTCGAGTGGGTGGCTGACGAACAACAAGCTGACTTCTCTGGGCATGGGACGTGGATGTGTCTCAGCCGCAGCAAGTACCTGCTCAACAGGTTCAAGCAATCCGCAAGACAACAAGGCTATGCATACCTGCTGAATGGCAAGCACTCTTTAGACAACGAAGAAACCAAGGCAATCTTGAGCTGGCAAAGGTTGCGGTCTGGCAAGCACCTGACTTTGCATGAAGCCAAGAACATAATCAAGTTTTTCTCTTTCACAGTTGACCTGCCTAAGAAAGAGTCATATGATCTCAATGATCTGGGTCTGCCAGAAGATGCAAAGAACCTAGACTGGATGGCTATCTTGAAAGGCATCGCACCAGATGAGCGGGAATACTTGCGGTCTTGCCTACGCAATGGAGAGAAGTTTTCAGACAAGCCAAGAATATCAATCTCAACAATCCACCAGTCCAAAGGTGGTGAGGCTGACAATGTGGTATTGACCACCGACATGGGGCGTCTCAGCTGGGAGAACTCACACACCGACGAAGAGAATAGAGTGTGGTATGTGGCATTGACCAGAGCCAAAGAGAACCTTTTCATAGTTCGGCCTCGCAATTTGATGCACTATCAGCTATGAGTAAAGCATTGGAAACATTGAGAGAAAAATTATTATGGTCAAAATTGAATTTTATTGTTGCCTTCTCCTGCAACATAAGCGATACTACGATTGTCAACTGAGAAAGGAAATGACATGAACCCCACCTTCGCCCTGAACACCAAGAGCCTCGTCGTCAAAGCCTATGCAACTCGGGAGCTTGCACGGTCGCAAGGAAACGGCGCGATCCTCTTCACCTCTGCTGAAATGCTGCTGGATGACCGCAACATCACAGGCAAGATCCTTGTGGACGCTTTCAACGAAGTCTCCCCCAAGCCTGTCAAGAAATTCGCTGACAACAGGACTGCTGCTCGTCGTTACATGGCTGCGATTGCTGATCTGCACGTCGACACTGGCAGAACACTGGTCATCAATGGCACCAAAGTAACCTCCAAGCCAACCCCACAGGTTGCTGCACTCCCAGGAATGACACCACTCGGTCTCCCCGCAGACAAGTCAGCGCCAGCCATCAAAGGTGCTCTCTCCGAGATTGTCGTCACAACCACCGACATCACCCCACCAATGCCAACCAAGGCTCGCGGTGCATTCGCTGGCAAGACAATTCGTGTGGTTGAGCTGGACAATCCTCGCAAGGAGGGCACTCGTGCCCACAAGACATATAGCCTTTACATCTCTGGTGGAAGCTACGAAGATCTGGTTGCCAACGCTGCTGGCTGGAGCAACAAAGGTGGCGTTAGAGAAGATGTTGCCCACGACCTGAAAAAAGGACGCATTGAGCTGACATGACTTGCAAAGATTGCTATAAGCCAAAACTCAACGATCAAGAGATTCACCTCTTGATCGTTGCGCTCGAAGCCTGTATATTTCCGATTGAGCAATCCGTGCCACAGGCAATAACAACCCATGCAGCGGCGAAGAGAGCCGAACGCAAACTGAGAAAAATGTTGGAGGAATAATGGTAGCTATTTATGGAGCAGGTCTGGCAGGTTTGCTAGCAGCTAATATGTTGAGAGGGATGAGCCCATCTGTGTTTGAGGCCCAAGACTCCCTGCCCAACAACCATGGTGCGCTGTTGCGCTTCCGCAGCGACAAGGCTGGTGCAGCTTGCGGCATACCTTTCAAGAAGGTGCACGTGACCAAGGCAATCAAGTACGACGGCAAGATCACCACCGAGCCAAACCTGTCCCTGAGCAATATGTATTCCCAAAAGGTCACAGGCTCAATCATGAGCCGATCCATCAACAACCTCTCCGCAGCATCACGCTACATTGCCCCATGGCACCTGATCAGAGATATGTCAATGGGTGCAGAAATATCTTACAACATGAACTTATCCGAGCATTCAATTGCTAATACTTCCGGACCAATCATATCGACCATACCAATGCCAGTTTTGATGAAGATCGTCGGTTGGGACGAGATCCCAGAGTTTCCCAAGCAGAAAATATACACAATCCGCGCAACCATTGATCAGCCTGACTGTGATATATATCAGACCATTTATTACCCAGACCCGACAGTCCCACACTACAGAGTTTCAGTGATTGGAAATGTTGTGATCTGTGAGGCTGCTGTGCCAATAGACTCAAAACCAGCACCCCACATTATGAGCATCCTGATGGATGACTTTGGGTTTACACCTAGGAAGATAACCAACATCACCTCATCGACTCAAGAGTACGGCAAGATCCGTCCGATAGATGAGCGTCTGCGGAAAGAATTCATTTTCCAAATGACCACCCAACACAACATCTATTCAGTTGGCAGGTTCGCAACATGGCGACAGATCTTGCTGGACGATGTGGTCGATGACATCAAAGTTGTCGAAGAATTTATTCGGGGACAGTCTGACTATGCCCGATGGATGCACTCTCAGAAAGGAGAAAATCAATGAAAGTGGAACTCGTAAATCATACCTCTGACGCTGTGGACCTGCTGTTGTTCACCAAGAACACAAGGCTTATGGACGATGAGGATGCCTATGGCAAAATTGCCGACTGGCCTGAAACAAAGAAGCAGGAGGAGCTGGACTACATGCTCCAGACAATCCGCTCGTCTTGGGAATTCATTGACTACACATTCAACATCCGTGAAGTCAGCCGTGGTTTCACCCATCAGTTCGTCCGGACGCGCCAAGCTTCATACGCCCAACAATCTCAGCGCACAGTTGACATGTTTGGGTTCAGCTATTACGTTCCAGAACGCATTGAACAGCATGAAGAGGCTCTGGAAGAATATGACAAAGCAATGACTGACATTGCCGACGCATATCAGAAGCTCCGGAAGTTTGTTCCCGCAGAAGATGCACGTGGCATCCTACCAACCAACATTCATACCAACATCGTCGCAAAGTTCAACTTGCGTACACTGAGTGAGATGGCCAAGTCACGCCTCAGCCCACGAGCACAAGGAGAATATCAACAGGTATTTAAGATGATGGTTGAGGAGATTGTCAGAGTTCATCCTTGGGCAGAACCTTTCTTGACCCCGACAGAGTGGGCAGCACCATCGATGGGAAAGGCTCTGAACAAGCCATGAAGAAAAAGTATGATGATGATTTAATTTTCGCAGTTCGGGACGATAAGAAGAACATGACATTGCGAGAGATAAGTGAAAAGTACGACCTGTCCAAATCACAAGTCACGTACATAATTTACAACCCTGATTGCAAACTCACAGAGGACAAGCCAGTACCAGTAGACTATGTTGTTGAGGATGTTGCATTTGAAGATCAGGAGGAATTCGAGAAAGATGAAAGCTCAATAGTCCGTGGCTTCAAAAAAGCATTCAAAGGCATGTTCGATAAATGAAGCCTGTGAAAAAGAAAGAGCTCACAAGGCACGACAGGATAATGCTGCGCAACTCGCAAGGTGTTTCAGTAAAGGCTAGAGCCAAAGAAAAAGTCAAGGTGTCGCTTAAGAAAGAGCCTTGGCCTAAACAATAATTATGCTGAGAAAGGAAATGGCATGAATATCTTTTATTTAGATCACAGCCCTGTTAGGGCTGCTGAGATGCACTGCGACAAACATTGCGTCAAGATGATCCTCGAGACTGCCCAGCTTTTGTCTACAGCTCATAGAGAGCTTGATGGCAACTATTGGGCTGACAAGTTTGGATTGTATAAGTCGACTCACAAGAATCACCCATCAGCCGTTTGGGTGCGGGAGAGCTCTGCCCACTACTGGTGGACTTGTGGATTGTATGTTCAGCTTGGGTTGGAATACACCAAGCGATACGGCAAGACTCACAAGTCAATGGGTCTTGCTCCATTGCTGTCTATATCGCCAATGTGGATCAATCGTTTGATCTGGCGCGAACCACCTCAGTGCATGCCCGATGAATACAAGTCAGACTGCACTGTTGAGGCATACCGGAAGTATTACAATGGTGCCAAAGCAAGGTTCGCAACTTGGAAAAACAAGGAGGCTCCGGAATGGTTCGCGAAGGTGCAATAATTGTTGACATTGATGGGACTTTGGCTGATTGTCGTCACAGGTTTCATTTGTATGAATCAGGAGATTATGACGCATTCAATGCAGCCAGCAAGGATGACGAGCCGATTGATGCTGTTGTTGAGTTGGTTCGCAATCTGCCTAAGTGGACTTGGATTGTGATCATGACCGCTCGGGACGAATCATTCAGGAATGTGACCATGAGCTGGCTCAACAGCAATGACATCCCATTCGACCACCTGTTGATGAGGCCAGCAGGTGACAAGCGCAGAGACGACATTGTGAAGCGTGAATTGTTCAACATTCACTACTTGAAAGAGCAGATCTGGTTTGCACTGGAAGACCGCAAAGTCTGCGTTGATATGTGGAGGGATGAAGGCATAACTTGCCTGCAGGTTCAGGAGGGAAATTTTTGATGGAACTTAGATTGATCGGCAATGACATTGAATTCGACAGAGAGAAAGTAGCAAGACTTTTTGATCTGAGTCCTGCCCTGCGCATGTCTCTGGAAGATGCTTTCAAAAAGTCTAACGAGCACGACGAGTCCGTCGATGCAGCATATGAAGAAGGGAGAGCCGAAGGTGAGCAGTCCTAAAGACCCAGCAGACATTCTGCAAGAGATGGCAGAGACATTCCGAGAGCGCAACAAAGTCTACGGCGACAACTACAAGGCTGTCGGGGAAGTGATGATCAGCTTGTTCCCTAATGGGGTGCAACTCAACACAGTCAGCGACTACAACAGCTGGCACCTGTTCGAGTTGATGATCGTCAAGATCACTAGGTTCGCAAACAGCAACCTGAAACACAAAGACTCAATTCATGATGCAGCCGTTTATGCGGCCATGGTTGAATATCTCATCAAGGAGGAAAAGAAGTGAGCAACATTTTAATAACTGGCACAGCCAAAGGCTTGGGCAAGGCAATGAAAGAAGAGCTGATCAGCCAAGGCCACAAGGTCTATGGGTTCGACATGAAAGACGGCAACGACATCCGTCACCCAGAGGTTTCTGAGATACCAGAAATTGATATTTTGATAAACAATGCTGGTGTAAACATAATCAACTGGTTGGAAGACTTCGAGGAGTCAGACTGGGACAAGGTCATGGACACCAACGCCAAAGGCATCTATCTGATGACCAAGGCTTGTTTGCCAAGTCTGATCAAAAACAAAGGCACAATCGTTAACATAGTTAGCAATGCAGCTCACATGCCCATGACTTGTTCGTTGGCCTACAATGCGTCTAAAGGTGCAGCTCACATCATGACTCTGCAGTTGGCCAGAGAGCTGACCAAGAAGCACGACATAACAGTTTTTGGGATAGCCCCAAACAAGATGTCCGGCACTGGCATGAGTGACGACATTGACGACCAAGTGGTTGCCACTCGTGGATGGACAAAAGAGTATGCCCAACAGTATCAACTCAACGGTCTGTTGACAGGAGAAGAAACGCCTCCGCATAGGGTGGCTGAATTCTTGGCCTATCTTCTGCAAGACAAAGCTCACCACAAGTGCCTGACTGGGTGCATACTTCCATATGGAGCCTGATATGAAATTTCAAATTGAACAAATAGCAATCGTCCCGAAAGACCCCATCGCAGCAAAGAAGCTGTTGTCAGAGATTGGGGCAACCGAGTGGTCTGAAGATCACGTTGTCGCAACTGGTAATGTTTTCGGCGTTCGCGACACCAACGAAGCTGACTTGTCTTTCAACTATGACCTGTTCTCTGGCAAAGAATTCGAGGTTCTGGATTATACCTCTGGCCCTAATTGGGTTGACTCGAGAGGAGAAAGGAACACAGTCAGCCACCTAGGTATGCATTGCAGTGCAGAAGATCTTGTGCATTGGCGAGCATTCTTCGCCAACCGTGACATAGAGGTGGCGCAAGAAGTTTTCACCGACTCCCACACCAATCCCGTCATCTCAGGAAAGCGCTCTTACAATTACGTCATATTCGACACGAAGAACATATTGGGCGTTGACCTGAAATTTATCGTTAGGATAGATAAAGATGCTAATAGTATTTGACCTAGAAACCACAGGTCTGCCAAAGGCTGAAGGTTCTGATCTTGACATGCAGCCCAAGATCATTGAATTCGGTGCGATCAAGCTTACTGAAGAGCTCATTGAGGTTGATCGCCTTGAATTCTTTTGCAACCCCAAGCACCTGCTCGACCCAAAGATCACCAAGATCACAGGCATAACCGACGAAATGCTAAAAGACAAAAAGCCATTCATCGCACACCTAGACAAGCTGAATGAATTCTTTTTGGGAACCAAGCGCATGTTCGCTCACAATCTTGGCTTCGACAGAAAGATCTTGAAATTCGAGCTTGAACGGCTAGACAAAGTCACCAGCTTCCCTTGGCCTTATGAGCACACCTGCACAGTTGAGGTTGGCCAGCGAGTATGGGGCAAGATGCGCAAGCTGGGCGACATATACGAAGAGCTCTTCGAAGAGAAGATCGCAGGTGCTCACAGGTCGATCAACGACGTTGAAGCCACACTCAGAATAATCGAGTGGTACGCAAAGGAAGGACACATATAAATGTTGAACCTCAAGACACGCACAGAGTATTCGTTCCGCAAGGCATACGGCCCCATACAAAAGGTTGTTGAGTGTTTTGAAGGCAAGGCTGTTGGGATATGCGACACAGGAACATGGGGCCACGTCGCATTCTCCAAGCACTGCAGAAAGGCTGGCATCAAGCCTGTTTTTGGTGCCGAGATATCTGTTGTCCTAGATGCCACAGACCGTTCCAAACAAGCCGACAACCCGATGGGATTCCTTGCTTGCAACAATGATGGGTTGGCTGAGATATATGAGCTTGTTTCCCGCAGCACATCCAAAGAGAATTTCTACTATTATCCACGCATAAGTTATTCAGACTTGTTCGATGTCAGTGAAAATGTGATAATGTTGTCTGGATCGCACCCAGACTGGTCGATGCTTCCTTTGACCAAAAAACACAATCTTTACGTTGAGCTTGGGCCAATGAGCTCTCCGAAGTCAGCAGAGTGGGCTGCTAAAAAAGGCTTCAAGACCATAGCCACCAGTGACAACTTTTATCCCAAGCCATCAGACAAGAAGGCTTACGAGGTTTTGTGTGGACGCAACCGTACGGATCGCAGTGGGCCCATGCACATACTCGACGAGTGGGAGTGGAAAGCTGCTGTGCCTTGGGGAACGCAAGAAGCAATCGACAACACCTACAAGGTTGCCGAGCTTTGCAATGCTGACCTGCCAGTTGCACAGATGATCGCATTCCATTCCAAAAAGACTTTGCGAGAGCTTTGCGAAGATGGTGCTCCAGCCTTAGACGTTGATCTGGAAGATCCAGTTTATGCAGCTAGGCTCAAGCGAGAGTTGGACATGATTGCAAGCAAGGAATTTGAGGATTATTTCTTTGTGATCGCTGACATGATCCGTTACGCCAAAGAGCACATGTTGGTTGGCCCTGCTCGTGGATCGTCTGCTGGTTCTTTGGTTTGCTATCTCACTGGCATAACTGACGTTGACCCGATTGTGCACGATCTGTTGTTCGAAAGATTCATCGACATTACCCGAGAAGACCTACCAGACATCGATATTGATTTCCAAGACGACCGCAGAGAGATGGTGTTCCAATATCTCAGAGACAAGTACGGTGCAGAGAAGGTTGCGCACCTCGGAACAGTCAGCCGCTACAAAGCCAAGAGCACAATAGCAGAAGTGGCCAAAGAGCTTGGAATACCTGCATGGGAAGTAAACGACCTTAAAGGTGCGATCATCGAGCGTAGTGGTGGCGACTCTCGTGCTGCATTCTGCATCCTAGACACATTCAATGATCTTGACATAGGCAGAGCTGTTTTGGAAAAGTTCCCGCAGATGAAAGTTGCGGCAAAGATGGAGAACCACGCACGACACGTTGGTGTGCACGCTGCTGGCATTCTGGTGACTGAAGAGCCTGTTAGCAAGTATTGCTCCGTCAGCGCACAGACTGGTGCAGCCCAGATAGACAAGAAAGACGCTGAAGATCTCAATCTGCTGAAGATTGATGCATTGGGCCTCAGAACACTCTCCGTATTGCAGGACGTTCTGGATCAAGTTGGTTGGGTGCGAGACCAGCTGATCAAGTTTCCGCTAGAGGACAAGAAGGCATTCGCAATATTGAATGATGAGAAGTATGCAGGAATATTCCAGTTTGAAGGCTATGCGCTGCAAGGTGTTACCAGACAGATGAAGGTGCACAATTTCGAAGATGTCGCGGCCATAACTGCACTAGCTCGTCCTGGACCACTAAACTCCGGCGGCACAAGCCAGTTCATCAAGCGGCACATTGGTGCTGCCCCAGTTGAATATTTGCACCCAATGACAGAGCCGATCACAAAGGTCACCCATGGCGTAGTCGTTTATCAAGAGCAGGTCATGACCATTGGTCGGGAGGTTGGGAATCTGAGCTGGGAAGACGTTTCATTCCTACGCAAAGCAATGAGCAAGTCTTATGGCAAAGAATATTTCGACACATTCTGGGAGAAGTTTAAGGTTGGTGCCGCAGAGAATGGCATATCAGAAGATGTGGCGCAAATGATCTGGGACAACATCAACACGATGGGATCTTGGGCGTTCAACCGCAGTCACGCAATATCATACGGGATGGTGAGCTATTGGTGTTGCGTCCTGAAGAGCAGGTTCCCTCTGGAGTATGCTGCTGCTTGCCTCCGCAATGTCAAGGATGACGACCAAGCTGTCAAGCTCTTGAGAGAGGTGGTGTCCGAGGGATTGACTTACAAGCCATTCGACAAATTCAAGTCCAAGGCCAACTGGTCAGTCCAAGACAACGAATTGATTGGCGGACTGATCGGGATCAAAGGCATCGGCCCCAAAATGGCAGAGGATATAGAAAATAGGCGCAACCTGTCCCAACCATTGACTCCACGGCAAGAAACCCTCCTAAACACAGGAACAACACCCTACGACGATATTTTTGAGTGCGAAAGAAAGTTTGGCCACATAAAGAAAGATCCCAAGGCTCACAGCATTGGATCAGCAATAACAGACATTCAAGACTTAGATGGGGACAATCCAGGAACATTCGTTTTCTTAGGCAAGCTGAAAGACAAGAACCTAAGAGATATGAATGAAGCTGTCAACTTGGCCAAACGTGGTGGTAGAAGAGTTGATCGCAATAACCTCTGGTTGAACGTAACGGCTGAGGATGACACTGGCGCAATCATCTGCACGGTCGACAGGTTCAAGTACCAGAAGATGGGCAAGCCCATTGTGGAGGATGGAAAGCTGGGTGAATGGTACTTATTCAAAGGTGTTTTGAAGGGGGGCTTCAGAAAGATCTATCTAGAAAAGATACGTAAGATGTTGTAAATGTTGAGATAAAAACTATTTCACTCAAAATTGAAAATAATGATTGCCTTCTCTGGCAATAACGACGATACTCTCTTTATCGGAAGGGAGCAGCCCTTACGGTTTTAGAAAGGAACTAACAATGAACCTCACAGATAACCAGACCCGCGCAATGATCTCTCTTATCAAAAGTTGCCTCGACAACATGGGAGGTTCAACCCTCGTTGATTTGCAGGACGACCCGTTTACTTGGGTTGAAGCCTCTGATCTCGTTGAAGCTGGCTGGGGCCAAAAAGAAGCTGAGGGCACATTCGGCTCACTGGTCGCTGCTGATTTAGTTTATGATTGTGAAGACAAATTGTTTTCGCTGACAACCGACTGGGATGTGCTCCGCAAATTCCACGCATAATCTAACGGTGGGGTTTCGGCCCCACCACCTACTCAAATTTTAGAAAGGGACTATCATGAACAAGCATACTCCATCTCAACGTCCGATCACCGACTGGGTTGGCAAGCAGCGCATCACATGGTGTGGCCCATACGCCATCGCCATTCTTTGCGGTGTAGCCTATGAGCCTGCATACCAAGCTGCCAAGCTAGTGCGCGGCAAACGCCATGCAAAAGGCATCACAAACACCAACCTGAAAGCTGCGTGCCGAAGATTCGGTGTGAACGGCAATTGGAAGTCTCTCGAGAAGCGCACTAAGCTCTCGAAATTCCTGCCGACACTTGAGGCTGGCAAAGTCTACGTGATTCAGATAACTAAGCATTTCATAGTAGTCGACACTCGTGACTTCACCACCATTGACAACCAGCAGCGCGAGTGGATCGCAATGGATGCAACCAAGCACAAAAACAAGTTGGTGCATGCTGTTTTCGAAGTCACCAATCCTAAATTTTACGCTGAGGATGATCCTTGGTTGATCGAGCCTCTGGCTGCTTCCGGAGCCTGAGCCCAACCCCTGAGCATGGATTAAAACTGCTCATCAAACTCCAAACTGAGAAAGAATAATTATGACAATACCAATCGAAGAAACTCAAGAGCTGCGCGTCTTGATCGAGTCAGTTTCATTCAAGCAAAATTGCTTTGGCGTCACCCAAGAAGGTGAGACAGTTTTCATTGGCAATCGGATTGCCGCATTCCTCAGCCTAGACATCGGAGATCAGGTTCTGGCGCACGTCGTGCCGAACTATGATAACCACTCAGCCAAAATTGATTATCGGGCTGTGCGCTGCGTTAAAATAAAAGACACACCATCAGGCTCTTTGCCCAGAAAAGATGATCGCGTGATCAATGCGACTGTTGTCCGCAAGCACACTTTCAGCGAGATTCAAGCCAACATCATTAACATCCTGATTGTTCAAGAAAATTACTTTACGTCGGGGGAGTGCGACGATGCTTACTATGAGGCCCACCCCAATCAAAAAGAACGGCTGCACCGCTCCGAGATTGGCAATGCTTTGACTAACGCTCATAAATATGGACTTGTCGCCAGAGCAGGAGTGATGGCTAGCTCAGTAAATGAGAAGGCTTCATTGGTTCTCTGGGCCAGCGAAATGAATAAATTTAAATAGTAAAAAAGCAGAGGTCTTTGTTTTTCAACAATTCTTTCTTCTTTACTTTTCGGCGCAGAAGAAGGATACTACGATTGTTAACTTAGAAAGGAATACAAAATGCAAATCGGTTGGACTGATCATGACAAAGACCTCTACATGTCCCTCAAAGGCTGTGTCAACAAAGGTGGATATTTCTCCTCAGTTGGTCAAATGAATTATATGGCTCGTGTTGTTGGCCACAACACGAATGCCAAAGATGGTGAATTGAGTTGGGGTGACAGTGTTCCCTCTGCAATTGGCCAGAGCATCGTTATCCTTGAAGCTCCGATTATCGTTGAGTCAGGCACAACTGGTTGGGGTCGTCGCAGTCGTGACTTCTGCAGAGCATTTGTTGTTGATGCTGTTGGTGTGGTGGCTATGTACAAGATCCACCGCTCTTACGACGATTCAACTGGATCCTCTGGCCC